CTGCTAACCAACAAGTGGTGTCGCAATTTTGCGAGTACATCAAGCAATGGTCTGGAATTTCAGCGTCAAAACTGAAACTACAGGATGTATGTTTGTTGAGATCTAACAAAGGACCTAGCGGTCCAGCGATAGTGTCTGCTCTAAAGGACATTTCTGCCTTGAAAGCTGACTCTCAACTGTTGGATGGCGTAAGAGAGCTAATAAAGCTAACTTGCATCCCAGAATTGACCAACCTCTTTGAGCGGTACATTCCCAGGTATTCTCCTGGTGGTTGCCACTCTCGGATTCGGTTTCTTCCGGATAGAGCCGGAAAGACAAGAGTAGTTGCAATTGCAGACTACTGGAGTCAATTGGCCCTATATCCAATACATAAGGAATTTATGTCTCGACTTCGAAACATAAAGACCGATTGTACATACAGACAGGGTTACCTAAAAACAATTCTAAAGGACATAACGTCCAAGAGAAAGTTCGTAGGAACAGCTGACATAACAGCCTTCACCGACAGGTTCCCTAGGGAACCTCAGGTTGAGCTGGTAAAATCAGTTCTCGGTGCGCAGATTGCAACTGCGTGGGTTAAAGTTGTATGTGAACGAAAGTTCACAGTCGACTCCACCGAAGACGTAATTAAATACGAAATCGGTACACCAATGGGAGTTTATTCTTCATGGGCAGTGGCAACTATAACGTTGCATGCACTTGTCGAATATTCGGCCAAAGAAGTTGGTTTTAATAACTTCAGAAGCTACCTGATCCTTGGCGACGATGTCGCGATCTTCGAGCCTGCTGTTTATCACAGGTTCTTGGAAAACGCATCGGAGCTAGGTCTTCAGGTCTCAAAGGTGAAATCCACCGAATCGAATCATAGTGCCGAAATGGCAAAACGGTTCTTTTCGCAAGGCGATGAGATCACGGGTTTTCCTGTTTTCCTATTGCCGGTTGTGCGTACACATCCGGTGCAAGTACTCGAGGTACTGAGATTGATCATCGATCTTGGTTACCAAAAAGTAACTGCATCCCGTGTATTGCAACTCATGGGTATTTCTCTTTCGAGTAAATACTCAGCTCTGCTCTCTATACCACGCTTCTTGGGTGGATACCCAGAAGCCCTGTCCGATCTGCCTCTTTATGAGGGTAGTATCGAAGACTGGTTGTGGCCCCGAGCTCAAATTGACTACTGCCGTGAGGTGGTAGTACAAGATGAGTTTTGGGAAGAGATCCATAGACTAAACAAGTTTGTTACCAAACTTGCGGAATCTAACAGTCCTGACAAGACTGTGATCACAATACCGAGCCACGGACTTCCTGAAGATCACCCACTCGTTTACGCCCTATCGGCCAGGCTAGAAGAATATCTAGCTACGGTCATAGCGCTCGGCGAGGAGGGGGATCCAAAGGATCTATTCGAGAGAAGTGGTAAAGTGTATTCACTGATGTTTCCACCAGTGTCTCACCCTTACACCCACCGTTCTATCGGACAACGACGTGCAACAAAAATCGCACACGTTGGCCTAGAAGTCTTGTCGAGACTTCGCAAGAACGATGTTAGTCGTCGAACGGAGGACCAAGGTTTTGACACCTTGTTTACTAGCGCCTTTGAAAGCGCAGTTGTCCGCCCGGGTAGTTACCTCCCTATTAAGG